TCAAACCTCGGCCGCGTTCTTCTGGAAGTCGACGTGGTGGTGGCCGTAGACCTTGTCCAGAGTTTTGGCCGACATGCCGAGCGCTCCGGCAGCTTCCCAGATATCGATGCCGGCGAACATCATCCAAGTTGCGCGCGTATGGCGCAGAACGTGCGGTGTGATCGGAGGCTGACCGGTGACGGCGGGATCAAGCCAGGCGTTGTCGATCGCCATTTCCCAAGCCGTGCGCACTGACGCGACGCCCCGGCCCATGTAACTGATGACATGCAGATAGGTCGAAACCGGCTCGCCAGCCTCCTGTGAGGCAGCGTCCCTTGCCGCGTCGTCTATCCTTTTCCACCGTCCTAGATGAGCACTGATGCGCCGTCCGAGCCGCACCGGCGGCTGACGCTTGTTGGTCTCTGCCACGCCCTCGCCCCGGCGATGCATCACGCCGCGCTGCGCGTCAATCCAGCCGCCGGCCGTGTTCGGCATCCATTGGACATTGCAGATCGCCGCGCGCCGGGATCCTGTGTAGAGCCCGAGCAAAATGAAGCGGGCGAGATGGCGATTGATGGCAAAGCGATTCCGGCGCCAGCGGAAGTGTTCGCGCCTGGTCGAAACGTCACACCACATTTCGCGGTAGAAACCGAGTGCGCCGGCCAGATGCATCGCAGCCTCGGTGCGCGTTAGCCACCGGTCGCGCGGCGGTGAGATGTCTGGCATGGTCACTTCCGGCACTGACGCCAGCGGGCCGTGTTCCTTGTGCCAATGGTTGATTGCCTTCGACAGTGCAGCGAGCTCTCTCCTGATCGTGCCAGCCTGGACGGTCGCGCCTCGCGCTTTGGCATAGGCTCGACACGTCTCGCCGCGCACGTCGGCCAGTGTCCTCGATCCCCAAAACGGCAGTAAGGCCGCGATGGCGTAGCCGCTGCGCTCGGCTGATTTCTTGTGCGGCGCATACTCGCGCCCGTAGGCGGTCAGGACTTCGGCGACCGAGAGGCGAGCGAGATCACTTTCGCGGGAGACTGGTTTGAATTTTTCCGCGATGTACTCGCCGAGCCGTTTTTCAGCTCCTGGGCGATCTGCTTCGCTGCAGCCTGTGCGCTCGAAGACCATGCCGACATCTCGGATGACCCATTCTTTTCGTTTCGGGTCGAGGTAGAGCCGGGCGCCTTTGGCTGGTCTTGGCATTTCGTCATCATCTCCCTCATCGCCTGGGGGGTCACGAAGTCAGCCCGCCCTACCCTCATGATCGATAGCCTGCCACGCCTGGACTCAGCCCGCAACGTGGCCGGTGTGATCCGGCCGCGGAAGAAGACCTGACATGCCTCCTTTAAGGTAAGCGGCGCGTCGTCGCCTTCGGTCGCGACATTCACTGCAACGATCCTCCTCGCTTGCGAGCACGCGCTTCTTGAAGGACGCGCTGGTGGCAAAGGTCAGCCTCGGTTCTCAGCATGTCAGCCATGTCACGCGCGATCCACGATAGGGCGATGGAGCGATCAAGCAACTTATTCGGCCCATCGAACCGGGGGGTGTCGAGCAAAGTCTCGACGATGATGTCCATGACTTCCGACAGGTGCGCAATGTCGCTCTGCAGATCGTCCAGATTGTCAGTCGGGACCTTCATTTGGCACCGCCTTTCCACTCGACGTCAGCCATAATCCTCGCTAGTTCCCGTATCGTGGTCGAGGGGCTTTCGCTTTGGTCGACCCACATGCGAGCCAAGAGCGCAAACTTAATGTCCCGATCGTTCGTGCTGACCACCGGCAGCTTTGAAGCGATGTCACGGATCGTCTCTTGCTCAAAACCGATGTTTGTCCTGAAATCATCCAGGATTTCGCCCGCCACGTTCCCAAAGCGTGGTTGCTCCTGCAGGCCGGACAGGACATTTGAGGCGGTCTGCAATGCGTCATCGAGCGCGATCAGCTGCGCCAGCGTCAGCTTCTCGGTCTTGAAGCCAAGGGGATGAGCGGGGCGGGTCATACCGCACCGCCTTCCAGGTTGCCCTTCGTCTTGACCACGGCGACCATCGTGGCCATTGCGTAGCGGTTGACCTCGCCCAAGAAACCGAGTTCGACGCCGGTCAGGTGATTGCGGGACGGCATGCGCAATTCCTGCCGGAGGCGCACCATGTCGTTGACGATGCAGCCGAGAAGCGTAGCGGCTCCATTGGTTGGATGGCGGCCGATGAAGTCGAGATATTCGCGGGCCAATTCGTGGCCCTTGTCGCAGTCCTTGCCGAAATGGCCGCTGGACTCGACGTTCCAGTAGGATATTCCGCTGCCGGCCGGCATCTTGCGATGCATGAAAGACAGGGTGTCGGCCTCGTGCGGCACCTTGGCCGACGCGCCACGGGTTTGAACTTTCACGTCTACCGTGCTATTTGCTGTCTTAGTCATCTTCGCTTTCCTGAGCTTGGGTGATCGGGGAGCCGCCTTGCCGGGCGGTTTCATTTCGGAACGGCGATCAGTTTGAGCTTGCCGGCTCGCTGGTTGCCGTTTTCGTTTCGGGCATAAAAGCCCGGTCGATGTAGTGAAGAATTTCTGCGTTCATCGTCCGTCGATTGGCCTCTGCGTTGGTGCGGATTTGATCTCGCATTCCATAGGGTAGGCGGATCACAAATTTCTCTTCCTGCTGCACGCTCACACCTCCTTAGCTATGGCTAATAGCCACAAAATTAACCATGGCTAAAAGCCAGCCTTGCGTCAAGCGCTATCTGATGGCTAATAGCCTCATGTCGAAAAAACCTGTGCAAGAACCGATCCAGCCGCAAGACAAGTACGTCCTCCGACTGCCTGACGGGATGCGCCACCGGATAAAGAAATCGGCGGAAGCGAACAAGCGGTCGATGAATGCTGAGATCGTGCAGGCTCTTGAACAGTTGTTCCCGCCGGAGCCTGATATCTTCGATGTGATCGACAAGGTGCATCATGCGATTGCAAGCGCGCAAACCGCCAACAGTTTCCCATACAGAAGCCAGCTTCTTGACGCGCTCGACAAGCTGTCCGACCGGCTGACTTCGGGAATTGAGTTCGACCAATACTCCCCGAAAACTCTTCCTCCCGGCGCCGAACGGCTCGACGGCTTTATGGACCGACTTCACAGATGGCGAAGGGTCAGCGCAACCGGCGTGGAAACCTCGGATCTGCAGCGCGAATTGGGCCGTGGGTTGCTTGACAAATTCAGTCGCGACGCGGTGCGCTCGGCCCTCGATCGTTTCAAGGAAGGCCGCGCCGAACACGCCTTCAAGATACTGCGATTGGCCGATGTGCGGTTTGCTGAGCCCGAAGAGGCCGTAAAGCTCATTGTCGGCCGACTTCGCGATTTCTACTCCGAAAATTGGGGCGATCCTGACGAGAAATACGAGCCATGGGCGGATCGCGACGATGATTGAGACTGCGCTCACGCGGCGCAGTCCTTCAACAGAAACGACATCACCGTGTGGGCGGCGCGCTCGCCGGGATAGTCGCTGTCGGCCCCTTCATACCCGCCGGGCTTCAGCGATAAATACATCCAGCCCCACACCATTGCGTGAACCTTGACCCCTTCCAGCGTCGCCGGCACGATCTGGCCAATGATCTCCGCCTGCTCTTTGCAGGCATCGTGCGCCGCCTGGATGGCTGGGTCTTTGTCGAAGTCTTCGCCGGACGCCACGAAGGCCGCGCGCTCGGTTGCCCAAGCTGCGCGGAATTTAACGCCAAGAGCAATTAGATCAGCGTCCATCACAACGCACCGGCCGAAGGTGCGAACGACCGTAAAAGGCGGCGGGTAAGATCACCGTCGCCGTCGCTGTATTCAGCGAGGTAGTCAATCAGGCTCGACCGGTTCCCGATCGCGCCGTTGAGCATGTACTCGACCTTGGCCGCGACATCGGCGGGCGAGGAGCAAGGCGCGTCGACCATCGACTTGAAGGCCTCCGCCTCGGCCGCCTCTGTGTCGAGCACTGCGACAGCATCCAAGCAGTTGCCATCCGCGTCGAACATGGCTTCGTCAGCCATGACTGCAGCCTTGTGAGTGATGATCGCGGCGGTGACGCCAAGCACAGTCCATGTTTCGGGAAGAAGGGCGTTCATTATGAGCTCCATCAGTTGACGAAGCCAGATTAGGGGGTAATTTCCCCTTAAGTCAATAGGCTATTTCCCCTTATGCGCTCTTGAGACGCAAATTGCCTTGGATGCCACCCTGCTTGGCTACGCGGTGCAGCGACTTTGGCGGGAACACGGTGAAGATTTCTCCTACCCATGCCAAGTGGACGTTCTCTATCGGTTGCGCGTTCCATGACATGAGGTTGACGCGGTCTTTCTGGTTGCCGCGGAAAATCGTCTTGATGAACCGGCGGCCGTCACTCGTTCGAACGGCAGCTTCCTCGCCATAGAAGCTTTCCAGCGATCTCCGCTGCTCGCGAAATACGATTAGAACAGCTCCGTCTCGAAACTGCGGCAGCATTGAATTCCCGCGCACCTCAAACGCGATCATGTCGCCAGGCAAAGCAAAGGGAACAGGAATCTGGTCTAGCCCTTCGTCTGGAACCTGTTCAAAGTCCGGCTCTACCTCAGCGCCGGCGCCTATATAGCCCATAAGGGGCACCTGGCGAGCGCCACCGTCAGAACCCGCGCTGTCCTCCCCCATGATGTCGGCGACTGTCGTTCCAAGGATCGCGACGAGGCGCGAGAACTTGTCGAGACTCGGCCGACGTTTTCTCTGGAGCATGTCGCGAACGAACGATTCATTGAGACCGGCAGCCAAGGAGAGCGACTTCATTGTGTGGCCTTGGACGGCCATCCGTTCCCGAAATCTTGCTTCCCACTCGTTATCCACGGTTTTTTCCCCTTGAATTCAAAAGTATGCGGGGTTGTAGCCTATTGCCCCTTGACCGTCACTAAGGTTCTAGCCTATTGGTTAATGGGAAATTTCCCCTTGAGGCTAAATATGGACACCAGGACGGAACTGATTTCGGAAATCGCTGCTTTCCAGTCGAAAGTGAAAGTGAGGGATTCGAATATAGGGCTGATCGCTCTGAACGATCCCAAGTTCGTTACGCGCTTGCGTGAGGGCCGACGTTGCTGGCCGGAGACGGCCAAGAAGGTCCGCGACTTCATGTCCGCGGCTTACACGCACATTACGACGGCCGACGGTACGGTGATCATCCGCGACATTGCATCGGGCGCCACGGCGTCCGGACCGTCGCTGGCAGAAGCTTACGCTGAACTGCGCCGCCTGCTCGCGGTGAGAGAACCAGCATGATGACCCGCAAGAACGCGAAGGCCGCCGTCGCAGCTGACCGGCCATTGACGGAGCGAGAAGCGGTGGCGCTTAAGGGGCGCATCCGCAAAGCAGTCGATAGTGCTTGGGCGCTGCTCCTGGAGGCTCAAGAGCGAGAGGCATGGAAAGCCCTGAAATACGCAAGCTGGGAAGCTTACGTCAGGGCCGAATTCAGTCTAAGCCGCAGCCGATCCTATCAGCTTCTCGATCAGGGACGCGTCATAGCCGCGATCGCAGAGGCCACCGGTGAAGATGTCCAACGCGTTGGACAGATCAGTGCTCGTGACGCCGCTGCGATCAAGGGCGATTTGCCGGCTGTGAAGGCCGACATAGTCGCACGCGTCGATAAGGGCGCCGAGCCTGCAAAGGCCGCCACCGATGTCATAGCGGAGAAACGCGCCGCGAAGGAAAAGGCGAGAGCCGAACACGACCGCCAGCGCGACAAATCCCGCGCCGCGCTCCCCGACGCGGTCAAGCAGCATGTTACCGCTCGCGATGACGCCGTCGCCAAGGCCAAAGCCGACCGCTCGAATGTCGAGACTGTAGACCGCGTGTCTGAACTGGAAGACCTGGTGCGCGGTCTGGAAGCGGACAACGCGGCGCTCAAGGCTGAAAACGCAAAGTTCGCCGACATGTGGGTGCAGTATCAGCAAGGCGGCTTCGAAGCTGTGATCGCTGGCAAGGACGAAGAAATTCGCACCCTCAACGCCCGGCTGATCCAGGAGAGCGAAGACAAGGCCGGATGGATGAAGCGGGCAAAGGGGTGGCAGAAGCGCGCCACTGATCTCGGCTGGTCCGGCGACGTGGTCATTCCCCTTGATCCGCAATCTTCGGACGATGAGGTCATTTCCCTTGGCTGACGTGGCCGATCTCTTCAACAGGGTGCGGTCGTTTGGCGCAAACATTGTGCTGGACGGCAACTCCCTGCGGATCGTGAACCCGAAGAAGCTGCCTGCATCCGCGAAAACGTACATCACCAAGAACAGTCTGGCCGTCGCCGAATATCTGCGCTCGGACGAGAACATCGAATTCGAAGAGCGTGCCGCGATCGTTGAGTTTGAAGGTGGCACGCCTCGCGAATGGGCTGAACAGTTCGCCGGCTATCTGTCCCTGACCAAGCCGGCCGGGGTCTCGGAAATGGATTGGTCGTGGTTCCTGACGACATGCGGCCGGATGATTGACGAAGCGCCGGGAGCATCGGCATGAGCGCTCTCCCGCCTGCCCATCAACAGATATCGCTTCGTCCTCACCAAGTCAGGACAGAAGAGCTTTTGCGGCAGCGTATCCGCGAAGGCGCGCGTAGGATCATTCTGGTGGCGCCGACGGCGTTCGGAAAAACAGAGACCGCAATCGATCTTGTCACCAAGAACCAAGCCAAAAATTCTCGAGCCTGGTTCATCGTGGATCGCGTCACGCTGATCGACCAGACCAGCGAGCGTTTCGCAAAATACGGCATCGACCACGGCATTATCCAGGCCGATCACTGGCTGACCGATCCGACGAAGCCCGTGCAGGTGGCATCGGCGCAAACGATAGGGCGGCGCAAATATCTGGATAGCGAGCTGCCGAAGCTCATCATCGTCGATGAGGCTCATTGCGAATACCAATCAAATCTCGAACTGGTCGAGCGCGCGAAAGACTCCATCGTTGTCGGCCTGACCGCGACGCCGTTCACCGACGGTATGGCCGACCACTGGGACGCTCTCGTCAACGGCGCGACGACAAATCAACTCCTCGCCGACGGTTGGCTGACGCCGCTCAAGATCAAGGCGTGCGTCACGCCCGACATGAAGGGCGCGAAGAAGGCGTTTACCGGGGAGTACGATGAAACCGACGCCGGCCAGCGCGGGATAACAATCATCGGCGACGTGATCCATACATGGGTTCAACAGACACAAAAGCATTTCGGGGGTCCGGTGAAGACCCTCGTCTTCTCACCGTCCGTTGCCCACGGTGAAGAGCTTTGCCGGCAGTTCGCAGCGGCTGGGTTTAACTTTCAACAGATCAGCTATCTGGACGCCTCGGACAAAGAGCGGCGCGACAAAATCGAGGAATTCCGCAAGCCTGACAGCGCGATCGACGGTCTCGTTTCCTGCGCGGTGCTGACCAAAGGCTTCGACGTGCCTGACGTGATGTGCGGCATCTCCTGCCGACCCTACAGGAAATCCTTTTCATCCCATATCCAAGAGCTCGGGCGCGTGATGCGCATTTCCGAAGGCAAAGATTTCGGGCTGTGGCTAGATCACTCCGGCAACTGCATCACGTTCGCTGAAGACACTGCCTGGCTGTTCGAACATGGTGTCGACAGCCTGTCGAGCGCGCAAAAGAAGGACGGCGAAGCTCGGGAGCCCAACGAGAAAGTCAAACAGAAATACTTTTGCGGCGAATGCGGGCTTCAAATGGAGCCCCACCACGACAGCTGCCTTTCATGCGGATGGCAGCGGCCGAAGTATGGTGAAATCCAAGTCGTCGAGGGTGAGCTGATCGATGTCGATTTCAGCATCAAGAATGCCTTCGCGCCGCGCAAAGGTCTGCGCGCGAAATGCCTGGAAGATCCGAAGTCGATCTGGAACACGGCGCTCGCCTATTGCCTGTCCAATGGGCGCAAGGGGGAGGAATCGTCTCGCAAGTGGGCCTATGGCGTTTGGCGCGGCATCTACCCCGGCAGCAAGCTGCCCTATGGCCTGTTCGATGCGGCCTGCGAACACAGCCAGGTGAAGGTTGACGAGTGGCAGCTTGTCGAACGCGAAATCAAACGGTTCCGCAACAAGCCGAGGCGCGCCGCATGAGCATCGAAGACGCGATCGACGACGCATGCTCTTCGGTCGGCATCATTCCGCCAAAGGAACGCAGCTACGGCAAGTGGCTTCACACCGACACGCTGTCCGGGAAGAACGGCAAGGGCGACGGGCGCGTCATCATCAACGAAACACACGTCACGGCCTTCAACTGGCAAACCGGCGAGACTGTAACCGTCGGGATGGGTGGGGAGGTCGAGAAACGCGATCGGCAGAAAATCGCAAAGCAAATCGAGTTTTCAAAGCGCAAGAAGCAGGCCGACGCGGCACGCGCTGCCCGACTAGCGTCGGACATGATCGCCACGGCCAAGATCGCCGCGCACCCCTACCTGGCCGCGAAAGGGTTTCGTGACGAAAAGGCCATGGTGATCCGGGTGGAAGATGTGCGTCGGATCGGCGGCGATTACCTCGTGCCCGGTGCCGGCTGTTCTTCCGCGGTGGTCATACCGGCCCGCATCGGCGGCCAAGTGGCGTCTGCACAATTGATCTGGGAAGACGGCACCAAGAAGTTTCTTTTCGGCGGGGCCACATGGGGCGCTGCCCACCGGATCAGCACCGGCGTCGATACCTGGCTCTGTGAAGGCTATGCAACGGGCCTCTCCGTCCGCGCTGCTCTGCAGGGGATGAAAATCAAACCGACCGTCCTCTGCTGCTTCTCGGCGGCCAATATCGTCACTGTAGCTGGCCACAGCGGCGGGCGGGTTTTCATCGCGGCTGAGAATGACAAGCCGCTGAAGCAGTTCGATGGCCTCGGCGCCAGCGAATACTACGCCCGCAAAACGTCGCTGCCCTTTGGCATGCCGCCCGATATCGGGACGGACTTCAACGACCTTCACCAACGATCAAGCATCTTTGCCGTGCAGCGAGCCCTGACAGCCGTCATGGCGAGCGCAGCGCGCAAGAAAGGCACTTCATGAAAAAGGAACTCGACACCTCGAAAGCTTCTTTCAAACTTGACCTCATCGAGACAGCCAACGCGGACCCGGTGATGACTGCTGCCGACTTAAAACTGTTGGCCGCATATACGTCGGTCATGGAATGGCCTTCGGGTAAAGCATGGCTTTCCATCACGCTGGGTTGCGCAAAAACCGGACTGAGCGAACGGCAATATTGGACAAGCCGAACGCGTCTCGCTGGTAAGAATGAAGCCAAAAGGCCGTATATGATCGCTGCCAGCGGCGCCGGCACCGTTGACGCGTTCAAGCTGATCAATCCCTGGCGGGATGAAGCAATCGAGCACGTCGCGGCCATGACGGCTTTCCATCGAGAGCGCTTGAGGCAACAAAAAGCCAAGTCTCGGCTGAAAAAGAAAACGTCGCAAACAAGCGATGTGTCACTGCAGCCATTGCAGGGACATAACCCCGGTTGTCACTGCAAAATTTGCAGTCCTGTCACTGCAACCATTGCAGACAAGTACCCCTCAGATAGTACCCCAAGGAAAGAAGGGGCCGGTAAGAAGAGTCCTGGTTCGAACGTTCTGCCCTTCGGCAAGCGGAAGGCGTCGTGATGCAAACGCTCTCCCAGGCTGAGCTTGATGACGCGTACCATCGCGGAATCTTCGACTGTGATCAGGCGCTGGCCGATTACATCCGCCGGGCATTCAAGCTGCGGCAAGAGCAGATGGCTTGGAAGGGTGTGAGCCCGATCCTGTGGGACACGATCCGCGATGATCTGCATGACATGCTGGCCCAGGCTTTTCACGAATGCGAATTCAAGCACCTCGGACCGGAACGGTACGATCAACTGATGGACAGGCTATGGCAGCGCAACCTGGAGCAACAACCAGTATGACGAAAAGCAGGAACAGCAAGCTGACCGTTCCGAAGATGCGGAAAGGCGAGGCGGAACAGGCGAAGATTCGACGAGACCTCGGCCATGACTTCGCTGTCCAGAAGGACGATCACGGTCGCGACCGGCTCATTGCCGGCACCGCCGACGCAAGGCGCGTCTACGATGTCAGCAATGGCGGCTATATCAGCACGGGTGGCATAGCCCGAGTTCGCAATGTCGATCCCCTCAAGGGCATTTCGAGCCTGACATACAAGCAGCGGGAGGCCGGTACTCGCTATCGCGCTGACTTCGAACTGGCCACGCGCGAGGGCCTGAAGACCATGGGCATGGGCGAGCGCGTCGACGGCGGCCGATCCGGTGCGAGTGTCCCGGCCAAGCTGATCGACAATCACGCGGTGATGGCGCGGGCGCGGCAGGCGCTGGTCTATCCCGAGATCCTGGCTGTAATCGATGCGGTATGCGGTCTCGGGATGTCCATCAAGGAAGTCGCGCAGCGGGAGAACGTGGTCCGAGACATTCCCGCCCAGCTTTTGCGCATGGGTCTGGAACGTCTCGTTTTTCACTACGGGTCGCAGTCCGCAACCCGTCACAACAGTTGAAACGTGCCGTCACGTATGGTAGATATTCGAGCACGGTGACGAGTTGCGCCGGGAACCCGCCAAATTAGGCGGGTTTTTTGTTGGTTTCTTTCAGCTGCCTTTCGCTAGGCACCAGCGGTGTCATTCCATCGAAAGGCCGCGGCGAGACACGCAACAGCGCCTGGGTTAGCGCGCCATGCTCGTCGACGACGTTTTTGACGATCATGTTGACGGCCTTTTCCTCGCCATCAGGTGCGCCATACTGCTCCACCATGACGTGGAAATAGATGGGCTTATCTGCCACGCGATGCGGGTGCCATTCGCCTTGCCGGAGCGCCAACGCTTGGCAAGCGAGTCCGATGGATCGAGGTATTTCAACCGGGCGGTTGTCTTCACGGCGTTCGCCGCGCTCATAGTTTTCGACGGACCCGCGCGATATGCCGAGGGCATCGGCCGCTTGCTGCTGGCTGAAGCCGAGATCAGACCGCCAGGCTTTGAATTCTTCAGGTGTCATGCTATATCTCCGATCACAGGAGGTGGAGAGCTTTCCCCTTCGGTGGGTGCCGGGTTTCCCCGACACCCTGTGGCCTCTAGCTGAAGTAAAGGGTCAAGGTTACCGGCCCGACCTTTATCCTCAGCGTCCACCGCCGAAGTCTCATTTGCTCTCCACCTCCTTTCAGTTCCCGGCTGGTATCTGCCGGTGATTTGTTATCGCATATTCGTACTCAGTACGCAACAACAATCTGCATACACAGTACGAATTTTCAAGCCGCCTCAGGTCCAACCGGGCGGCTGCGCTTTTAGAGGTGCGGCGCACCTACGAATCGCTGGGTAGCTCCTGCCTGCGCTTTGGCTGGATAGGCGGGGAGTTAAGCCTTATCAGCTGACCGGCCGCAAAATTCCTGGCAAATTCTTCGTTCTCGAAAAGATGCTGGGTGGTTTCGCCGTTCTCAAAGATCTGCACCGCCCATTGGCCGTCGATCCTTTCGACACGAACACCATTTGTACTCTCGTCCACGGTCGCCACTCCCAAACACGAGCCCCAACGAACCATTTCAGTCGCAAGGTTCAAACGTATAATTCCGCATGCGCTCAGACCGCAAGGTGCCTCAATGCCCGCAACAGAGCTGACCCCGAAGCAAGCGCGCTTCATCGAAGAATTCATGATCGACCTCAACGCCACACAGGCGGCAAAGCGGGCCGGCTACAGCGAATTGACAGCCCAGGTGCAGGGATCGCGCCTATTATCGAATGTTATGGTTGGCGAGGCCATCGCTGCGCGGCAAGCAGCCATCGCTGAAAAGCTCGGCGTCACTCAGGAACGCATCGTGGCCGAGCTGGCGAAGATTGCCTTTTCCGATATTCGCAAGGCGGTGCAGTGGGGCCGCAGCCCGATCGACACGGAATCGGAGAACGCCAAGCCGAATGGTCTCGGCATCTATCCGGTCGAGTTGGTCGGCAGCGACAAGATTGACGACGACACGGCCGCCGCGGTGTCCGAGGTTTCGCTCACCCAAACCGGTATCAAGATCAAGATGCACGACAAGAAGTCGGCGCTGGTCGACCTGGGCAAGCATCTCGGCATGTTCAAGGAACGCGTCGAGCTCACTGGCAAGGACGGCGCTGCGCTCGTCCCCGTGGTCAATGTCCGCCTCCGCAGCCGCAGCTGAAATCAATCTCGACCTGCACGAGAAGCAGGCGCTGGCATTCGAGACGGAAGCAACCGAAGCGCTCTATGGCGGTGCTGCTGGTGGTGGCAAGTCGCACCTGATGCGCGCGGCCGCCATCACGTGGTGCGCCGAAATCCCAGGCCTTCAGGTCTATCTCTTCCGCCGCATCCGCGACGACTTGATCAAGAACCACATGGAAGGCCCGCAAGGGTTTCGCCAGATGCTCGCCGGCTGGGTGGAATGCGGGTTCGTCACCATCGTCGAGGATGAAATTCGGTTCTGGAACGGATCGAGGATCTACCTTTGCCACTGCAAGGACGAGAAGGACCGTTTCAAATATCAGGGCGCTGAAATCCATGTGCTGCTGATCGACGAGCTGACCCACTTCACCGAAGTGATTTACCGATTCCTCCGCAACCGCGTGCGCATGGTCGGGATCAAGGTTCCACCGCAATACGCCGGCCGGTTCCCGCGCATCCTGTGTGGTGCCAATCCGGGCGGCATTGGTCACCAGTTCGTCAAGGCAACATTCATTGACGGCGTGCTGCCGCTGAAGGTGTACAAGGCCGAAGTCAGCGAAGGCGGCATGCAGCGTCAGTTCATCCCTGCGCAGCTCGAAGACAACCCGTCGATGAACGACAACGATCCCGGCTATGAAAGCCGGCTGATGGGTCTCGGTTCGGAAAGCCTGGTGCGCGCAATGCGCTATGGCGATTGGGATGTGGTCGAGGGCGCCTATTTCGACAACTTCGAACGACGCCGGCATGTCATCAAACCGTTCGCCATCCCCGACCAATGGACACGCTTCAGGGCGGGCGATTGGGGCAGCGCCAAGCCGTTCTCTTTCGGGTGGTATGCGGTAGCGTCCGACGACACGATAGTGCCGTCTGGCGTGGCTGGCGCGCCCGGCATCGTCATTGCGCGCGGCGCGCTCATCAAGTACCGCGAATGGTATGGCGTGAAGATCGACAAATCGGGCCGCTATCTGCCCAACACTGGTCTGAAGCTGCATGCCGAAGCAGTCGGCGCCGGTGTCCGGCAGCGCGATTATGACGACACCATTAGCTATGGCGTGCTTGACCCTGCTGCCTTCAGCCAGGACGGCGGGCCATCTCTCGCCGAGCGCATGGCTAACGGGACCAACTCCAACGGATCGACCTTCCGACGCGCCGACAACAAGCGAACGGCTGGACGCGGTGCCATGGGCGGCTGGGACCAGTTGCGCGGCCGACTGACTGGCGACGAGGACGGCCGGGCGATGCTGTTCTTCTTCGAAACCTGCATCCACACAATTCGAACACTGCCGGCGCTGCAGCACGACGAGGCGAACCCGGAAGACGTCAACAGCGACCAGGAAGACCATGCGGCCGACGAGACGCGCTACGCGTGCATGTCGCGGCCTTGGGCGGCCAAGACCAAGACGCCGGCTCCCAAGGTGCCGCAAGGCCATGTCCAGCTTCCCGGCGTGCCTGACGACGGCAACGGGCGTCGAAGGATTCGCATATGATCAACGACACTGATGACGAGATCGACAGCACCGCAGATGATGCGGTCGACCCGTCGCTGAAGCCGAAGGCCTCCAAGGGCTGGCTGAAGCTGATCACCGATCAGGAGAAGGCCGGCTTTGCCGACTATCAGACACGGTGCACCAACATCCAGAAGCGATATGCCGATCTGGAGCGCCTGGCCAACGTCACCCGCGACCGCGAGTTTCAAATCTTCTGGGCCAATATCGAGGTCCTGAAGCCTTCCATGTTTTCCCGCCCTCCGGTTCCGGTGGTCGCGCCGCGCTTTCAGGACAGGCGACCGCTCCCGCGCACGGCATCGGAGCTTGTCGAGCGCTCGACGGCGGTCACGTTCGATCGGCAGAACATCGACGGCGTGATGCGCCTGGTGCGCGACGACCTGGCCACGATTGCGCGCGGCTGCATGTGGATCCGGTACGAGACCAAGAGCCGAGAGAACGGCTACACCGAAACCGTCTGCATCGAGCACAAGAACCGTCGCGACTTCGTGCACGATCCCGCCCGAAACTGGAAGGAAGTGGACTGGGTCGCCGGCGGCGCATGGATGACGCGCAAAGAGATGCGCAAGCGCTTCAAGGCGACGTCGGGCAACGCCTATCAGGATGCCGAGTTCGCCAAGCGCAAGGACGACAAGAACAACACCGACGGCAAGCTGAAGGCGCGCGTCTGGGAACTGTGGTCGAAGTCCGAAAACAAGGTGGTGTGGCTGTCGCCAGGCGTTGATGTGGTGCTGGACGAGGGAGCGCCGCACCTGACGCTGGAAAACTTCTTCCCGTGTCCGCAGCCGGCCTATGGCACGTTGCAGCCGGAGAGCCTTATCCCGGTTCCCGATTACGTCTTCTACAAAGACCAGATCGAGGAAATCAACGACATCACCAACCGCATTTCGGCATTGACCGAAGCGCTTCAGGTGCGTGGTTTCTATCCGGCCGGCGCCGGCGAAATCGGCGATGCGATCGAGGCCGCGGTTAAGGCGCGCGATCCGCGCCAGATCATGGTTCCGGTCAGCAATTGGGCTGCTTTCGGCAATGGATCGGCCAAGGACACGATTGTCTGGCTGCCGACCGACATGGTGGCGTCGACCATCACGCAGCTGATCGCCCTTCGTAAGCAGCTTATCGAGGACATTTACCAGATCAGCGGCCTGTCCGACATCATGCGGGGCGAGAGCAACCCGAACGAGACGCTCGGCGCGCAGCAGATCAAGACGCAATACGGCTCTGTTCGCATCCGCGACCGGCAGAACGAGTTGGTGCGCATCGCTCGCGACGCGGCGCGCATCATCGCCGAGGTGATGGCAGAGAATTTCCAGTCGAAGACGCTGCTGGAAATGAGCCAGATGGAACTGCCGAGCGATGCCGATATCGCCAAGCAGGTAAAGCCGCTGGAGGCCCAGGCCAAGAGCATCGAGAAGGAATTGCAGGGCGCGTCGAGCGATCCTGAAGTCGCCGCGATGGCGAAGCAGAACCCGGAAGCCGCACAGCAGATCATGCAGCAGGCTCAGGGCCAGATTGCCCAGATCGCCAAGCAGGTCGAGGAGCTGAAAAAGACCGTCACCATCGACCAGGTTATGGACTTCCTGCACGATCAGAAAATCCGGCCGTTCAGTCTCGACATCGAGACCGACAGCACCATCCAGCCCGACGAGAATGCCGAGAAGCAGCGCCGCAGCGAGTTCCTGACGGCGCTTGCTGGTACGCTCGCCCAGCTTGGCCCGATGGTGCAGGCGCAACCTGAGACGGCTCCCTTTGCTGCCGAGGTGCTGAAATTCGCCATGGCGCCGTTCCGCCCCGGTCGCAGCATGGATGCGACGATCGACGAGTTCGCCGAGCAAATGAAGGCGATGGGTTCCCAGCCTAGGCCGGATCCCAGTGCAGGTAAGGCCGAAGCTGACGCCAAGGCCAACGAAGGCAAGATGGCGGTGGAAAAGGCCAAGTCTGACGCCGCAATGGCCAAGTCACAAAGCGACGCGGAAATCGCAAGGACCAAGGCGGAGGCCGATATCGCCCGGATCAACGCCGATGCCGCGCAAAAGCAGCGCGAGGCCGATATCCGCATCCGCGAGATCGAGGCCAACTCGGCCGCCGCAGCTCAGAAGCACGAGCAGGACATGCAGAAGGGTCAGCTCGAAATCGAAAAGCTGCGTCTTCAGGTGCTCGGCCAAGCGCAGAAGAACGCCGCGCCTCAGCCAGCTGCTGCTCAACTTTGAAAAGGACAACACCATGCCAGTCAGTGCTGATGAACTCTGCCGGGGCGGGATGTCATATCCGGTGGCGGTCGAAGTAGCCCGCCAGATGAATGCTGGCCTCACCAATGGCAACGTCGACCGGCTTATGTCCGTTGGGGTGCCTGGCGAGCAGGCAAAGGAACTGGCCAAGCAGATCAACGCCGGTGTCTTCGATGCGCACAAGCTTGCTTTAAGCAATGTGAACCCGGGCGTCGCAACTCTGCTGAAGCGGACCAGCGGCCTGTGATGGCTTACACGTGGATCAATCTCGGCGACGGCCGGCAGGTTTTCCGCAAGGTGGATACCACCAAGCCGAAGCGCTCGCATCTATCGGCGCCAATGATCAATTCGGACACCATGTCCGAAGTCCAGTCGATGCACGACGGCAAGGTCTACACCTCGAAATCGGCTCTTCGCGCGACTTACCGCGCCGCCGGGCTCGAGGAAGTTGGCAACGATCCGTCACGGCTGCGGCCCCGCAAGCGTCCGAAGATCGACCGTAAGGCGATTAAAGAAACAGTGCTGAAAGCAAAAGCCCGATTTGACCGCGGCGAACGGGTCCGGGCGCCGTGATCAGCGCCGGCCTCGCCAACGCGATCGAGGCATCATTCAAAGGCAGTCGCCTCGATATTGGCCAGCAGGCGGTCTTGTGTGTCGCCATGCTTGAAGGCGCGCTGTCCCTGACCATCCCGAACGACATCCGGGCGAAGATGGAAGAGAAATTGCTGCGCGGCATCACGCGCGAGCACATCGACCAGGCGCTGGAATTGATGCGCCAGGACCACCAGTAACCAGCAATCCCTCAGACGGAGCAATCCCATGGAAGACTTGAACGGAGGCGCTTCGGCGCCCGCCGAAATCTCGACTGTTGCCGACGACGTGCAGACGCCGAATCCGATCAGCACTGAACCAAACACAGCCGAGCCCAAGCCGGAACCGGAAGCGAAGAAGGCGCCGACCGCTCGCGAAGCGCTGAAGGCAGCGGCCGAAAAGGTCAATGAGAAGGCCAAGGCCGAAGAGACCGACACCGGCAAGAAACCGGTGGAGCCCAAGCCGGGCGAGAAGACTGCTGACAAGGCCGACAAGACGCTTCCCGATCCGAAGCCGACCAAGGACCCGAACACCACCCAGCAGCCTGCTAAGCCGGCAGAGGCAGCCAGGACCGAGCCCGGCAAGCCTGCCACTCAAACCAGCCACGCCGAGGCTCCCGCGCGCTTCAAGAGCGACGCCGCTGCGATGGCAGAATGGGAGAAGGCACCCGAGCCGGTCAAGGCCGCTGTGCACCGGTCATTTCGCGAGTTGGAAGCCGGGATCGAGAAGCACCGCGTGGCGGCCGAGGCCTTTGAGCAGGTCCGCGACTTCAACGAACTCGCCAAGAAAAACAACACGACCATGCGCGATGCGATGACGCGCTACACCAATCTGGAGCGGACGCTACTCTCGGACCCGCTGAAGGGCATTGAAGCCGTCTGCGACTATGCCGGCATATCGCTTCGCCAGCTCGCTGCGCATGTCATGGGCCAGAAGCCAGACGAGGTGCAGGGCCAGAACGACGCCACCATCCAGCAACTCAAGCGCGAGATCGAGACCCTCAAGCATAGCGTCGGCGGCGTGACCAGCACGATGCAGCAGCAGCATGTCGCAACGATCGACGCCCAGGTGCAGAAATTCGCGGCTGACAATCCCCGTTTTGAGGACCTGGCCGAAGACATCGCCTTTTTCCTGAAATCAGGCAAAACCGCCGATCTGGCCGAAGCTTACAAGCTCGCGGAAATGCTCAATCCCGACCCGGCCGCATCGACAACCACAGTTTCAGCAGCGCCTCAGACGCGCACCGCTCAAGACCCTCAGGCTCAGACCCTGAAGGGCCAGAAATCCATCACAGGCGCGCCCTCGGCTGGCTCAGACCCGGCAACGAAGCGGGCTTCCACCTCAATCAAGGATTCGCTCCGCCGAGCTGTCGCTCAGGCCGGGTGATCCCCGTCATAAAGGAGGGCCGACATGGCTCTTACTTCCGTAGAAAAGAACCAGGAGATTTTGTCTCTGGCGCTTGAGGACCGTGCCTCGGGTTACCAGGACCTGGTCTCCAATTCCAACGCCTTGCTCAACGTGCTGAAGCGCAAGGGCAAGTTCAAGGAATACTCCGGCGCGAAGATCCGCCAGCGCCTGCTTTACACCAAGACGGGTTCGGCGGTCTGGTATAACGGCTTCGACTTCCTCAACCCGGTTCCGGCCGAGTTGTTCAACGACGCCGAATACTCGCCGAAAATGTGCGCCGTCGCCGTCACTCTCGCCAACGAGGACATCCTCAACAACGAGGGCGAAAACCAGCTCATGGATATTCTGGAGTCTCACATCGAGGCTGCGGAAGGTGAGCTGCAGGACGAGGTTGATATCTCGCTCCACGGCAATGGCACCCGCTTCGGTGGCAAGGAACTGGGCGGCCTCCAGTTGGCCGTTCCAACGGTGGTCAACTCCGGCGTCTATGCCGGCATCGATCGCGGCGCCAATGCGATCTGGCGCACTTCGGTGTTCGACGCGAATTCTGCCTTCCCGGCTATCGGAACGCAGGTCACGGCGACCACCATCCGCCCGATGCTCAACTCGATCATGACGCAGCGCTCGCGTGGCACCAGGGCCGCCGATCTCCTGCTGATGTCGCCGGAGCATTACGCGGCCTATGACGCGGCCACCGTGGCAATCCAGCGCGTCAACGATGTTTCTGGGCTTGGCAAGCTCGGCTTCACGTCGCTGAAATACTTCGGCGCCGGTCGCTCCGCTGAAATCGTCCAGGAAGGCGGCATCGGCTCCAACATGCCGGCGAACACGACCTATGGTCTGGACACCGACACGCTCTGGCTCCGCTACCACCCGGAACGCAACTTCAACAAGATCGGCAAATCCATGATGCCGATCAATCAGGACGCGAATGTCCAGTACATCGGCTTCATGGGCGAGCTGACGATGAACAATCCGCTGTTCCAGTGGAAGCTCATCGACAGCAACCCGGCCGCGTAAAGGAGAGGATCCACAAAATGGCTTACGTTCCTCACACTCCGCACCTCGGCCTCCCGCCGATCGCCGCAACGCTCCCGGCCTCTACGGCGGCCGGGCGCTCCACTCCTGGCCCTTGGCTGGGTCAGATCATCCAGGCGCAAGATCCGGTCTACGGCGTCGGCGAGTTCATCTATCTCGCTGGCGTCGCCACCACCGGTGTCGGCTCGTGGGTGCTCTACAATCCTGACGACTGGTCGACGGTGCTCCTCGGCCCCGACATGATCGGTTCCGTTGCAGTCGCCATGTCCGCGAATGTCGCCAGCCAGTTCGGTTGGTATCAGATCAAGGGCAAGGCGATCGGCAAGGCTCTGGTCGGCTTCCTCGACAATGCCAACGTCTACGCCACGGCAACGGCCGGCAGCGTTGACGATGCTGTTGTCGCTGGCGACCGCGTCAAGAACGCCAAGGGCGCTTCTGCGGTCGGCGTACCGTCTGCCGGTCTCGCCGAGTTCGAGATCGATCGGCCGTACGTCGACGACGCTCTGGCCGCGTAACCCGGCCATTCCAACAGGACACTGAAACGGGGGCTTCGGCTCCCGTTTTTCTTTGCACCCTCTCAGACAGGAGTTTCGCCATGAGCGCGAACCAGAACATCGTCAACGTCGTTTTCCGAAATCATGTCATCCCCAACGAACAGGCCAGCAGGTCAGCCGGCCGGCCGATCTTCACCGATATGGAGGTCTGCGACCTTTCATTCCCGGCAAACCGCCAGACCAAGGCGACCTATCCGGCCCATGATGCCGAACCGAACGCCACGCGCGAGAGCATTGCGGCCGGCGGCGGTCTCGTCACCTATGCGCAGCTTTACAACAAGCAGTATCTGGCCTTCAAAGACGGCACCTCTCAACCGCTCTCCGGCACGCCGCTGTCCGAAGCACCGTTCCTGAAGGAAGGCAAGCGCCGCGAACTGAAGGCGCTGGGCGTCCACACAGTCGAGCAGCTGGCTTCCCTGGACGGAACCCCGCTGAAGCAGCTCGGCATGGGCGGCCGCGAACTGAAGAACCAGGCGCAGGCCTATCTGGACAACGCGGCCGGCAGCGCCGACATCGTCAACCTCGCGGCTCAGGTCGCGGCCCTGACCCAGCAGTTGGCGGATGAACGCCGGCTGCGCGAGGAGTTCATGCAGGCAGGAAAGCCACTGGAGGGCGCCACCGCGACGGCCAAAGATACCGCCGCCGACGATGAACCTGGCGACGAGGACGAGGAAACCAGCGAGGAGCAGGACGGCGACGAAGAGACCAAGCAGACCACGCCGCCAAGCGCTGCCGAGATCGAGGCCATGGATGATGAAGCCCTGAAGGTCTACATCGCCAAGGAAACGGGCTCGCGCCCGCGCGGCAATCCGAACCACGACACCTTGGTCGCTGCGGCCAAGGAACTGGCGATGGTGGACTGATCCCAATGACGATCCTCAGCGTCGTCAAGGATGTCTGCACGGTCATCGGTTTGACCGTGCCGACGGCTGTCTTTTCATCGACAGATCGTGAGCACGTTGAATTGCAGTCGCTCGCGAACGAGATGGCGCAGAGGATCGCATTCGACACACGGGACTGGACGAAACTCAAGACGCTTGCCACGCTCACCGGCGACGGCGTTTCGACCGGCCTCAATCTCCCGGCCGATTACCAGCGCATGCTGAAGAAAGCGCGCGTCTGGCCATCAGCAAGCCCATATACATCGCTCACGCACTATCCCGACAGTGACGAGTGGCTGGGCCTGGCGGTGGAGAATTTTCAGATCCTCGTCGGCGCCTGGACGATGATCGGCGATCAGATCCAGATCAAACCCGCGATCCCCAACCTTGCCACGGCGCAATTCTATTACCTGACCAACAAAATCGTGAAGGACAAGGACGGCGCCACAAAAGCAGCTTTCACGGGTGACGATGACGTGTTCCGGCTCGACGAGCGCGTTTTGAAGCTCGGCATGATTTGGCAATGGAAGGCCAACAAGGGGCAGTCCTATTCCGAGGACATGGCGACATACGAGGATGCCATCGCGGTGTCAGCCGGTGCCGACAAGGGCTCCAACATCCTGGCCGTCGGTGGCCACCGCTCGACGATCGATGCTGACTTTGCCTTCCCTGGAGTGATCACGCCATGAGGGCCGGCTTCAGGCGCGTTCCTGTTGCGGCCCAATCGCAGCAGCGCCACAGCACGCTCACATTTCCAGCACCGATCCGGGGCAAGATTTCGAACGAAAACCTCGCTGCATCGAAGCCGCAGGGTGCCCGCGTCCTCGAGAACTGGTTTCCGACGACAACCGGCATCCGATTGCGTGGCGGCGAGAAGAAGAAGGCGACGATCGGCACTACCGCAGTGGTCAGCATGATGTCGTATGACGCCTCGCCGGGCCGCTTCATGTTCGCGGCGGATGGCACGAAGATTTTCGATGTCACGAACCCTGCAAACCCCAATGTAGCGCCGGCTCCCGTCGTCTCCGGGCTGACCAGCGGTTATTTCTCCTATGTGCAGTTCGAGACCGCTGGCGGCGACTATCTGTCGGCGGTGAACGGCACGGACAGCATGCGCCAATTCGACGGCACGGCATGGACCACGGTGGCCGCGCTGGGCACCATTGCCACGAACAAGCTCTCGCACGTCTGGACCTATCGCAACCGCGAATTCTTCATCCAAAAAAACAGCCTTACGGCGTGGTTTCTACCAGTCGACACCATTACCGGCGCCGCCGTCGATCTCTCACTGGCCGGTGTCTTCCAGAAGGGCGGATCGCTGCTTTTTGGCGGCACCTGGTCGCTTGATGCCGGCGACGGTGTCGACGACAAATGCGTGTTCGTTTCGACCAAGGGCGAGGTAGCGGTCTACGAGGGTGCAAACCCCGCCGATCCGAATGACTGGTCGCTCGTCGGCCGCTATGACATGTCGCCGCCGCGGGGCAAGCGCGCAGTGATGCAAGCCGGTGGCGAACTGCTGATCGGCATGGATGATGGTATCATTCCGATTTCCCAAGCCATCCAGAAAGACCGAGCGGCGCTTTCGATGATCAGCGTTTCGCGCAACATCGAGCCGGACTGGCGCAGGGAAGCTGCAGCTCGCGCCAACCTGCCTTGGGAAATCCTGAAGTGGCCGCTGTTCAACATGGCAATCGTCTCGCTGCCGGCGGATGTCGGACAGGATGCGAGGTGCTTCGTCGTCAACCTGCAAACCGGTGCATGGGCGGACTACACAGGCTGGGATACGCGATGCCTGGTCCTGCATGACGGCTGGGCGTATTTCGGGACGTCGGACGGCAAGATCATGCAGTGCGAGGTCAGCGGCAGTGATGACGGCTCGCCTTATACCTGCACCTATGTTGGCCTGTTCGATCACATGAAGTCGCCGGCGCGGAGCAAGATCGTTCACATGGCGCGGACGGTCTTCCTGGCCAGCCGGAAGTTCATCGCCAAGCTCTCGGTTTCCAAGGACTATCAGGTCTCGCTGCCGTCGGCGCCGTCGTCGGTTGCCGACGATGTCGTTTTCGATGAATGGGATCTGGGCCTCTGGGATGTTGCGAAGTGGGACGCCAGCGCAACGAAGACGGTTGCCACGAAATGGGTCTCTGTCGGCCTGACGGGCTTTGCCATCGCGCCTCAAGTGCAGGTGACCTGTGGTGTGACGCCGAGGCCTGATGCCGAGCTCGTCGCGATCGACATGACCTATGAAGTCGGTTCGGTGGTCGTTTGAAACTGATTTTCGGCCATAGCGAAGCAGTCGCTCGGTTCGTGGCTGACATGACGCCGGGCTGCGAAACCGGCTTCGGCAAATGCCAGGCGATCGGCGTGGGCGATGACGAAACCGGCGAACTCGTCGCCGGCATGGTGTTTCATGATTTTCAACCAGGCCCGGGGCTGATCCAGATTTCGAGCGCTTCGAAAACGCCGCGATGGCTGACGGCGGATGTCCGCCACATCATGTTTTCATATCCGTTCGACCAGATCGGTTGCCAGATGGTCGTTCTGCAGGTTTCCGCAAAGAACGAGCGCATGGTTCGGATCGCGAAGGCTTTCGGCTTCACCCCTTACTTGATCAAGCGCATGCGCGGACGCGACGAAGACGGCTACGTTTTCACGCTCACTGAAGAAGACTGGCGCAACGGCCGTTTCACGAGGAAGACAAATGGGTAAAGCCTCAGCACCTAAGCCGCCAGATCCCAAGGAAACTTCCGCGGCCTCGACGGGTACGAACATCTCGACCGCTATTGCCAACTCATATTTGAACAATGCCAATCAGGTCGGGCCTGATGGCACGATCACATATACGAACAGCGGTACGCAATCGCTCACTGACCCCTATACGGGCAAGACCTATCAAATCCCGACGCGCACCGCGACGACCACGCTTTCCGCTGCGCAGCAGGCGATTAAGGACCAGACCGACAAGGCACAGTTGAACCTTGGCACGCTTGCCAACAACCAGTCGTCATTCCTGAACGACTATATGGCCAAGCCCTTCGATGGATCGAACGATGCCACCGAGGCGCGACTGCTGCAGCTCGGGAAAGCGCGCCTTGATCCGATCTTGGCTCAACAACAGGATGCCTTGGCGACGCGGCTATCGAACCAGGGCATCAAGCTTGGCTCAGCTGCTTATGACCGTGCCATGGCCCAGCAGGGCCAGAACGCCAACGATGCCAACAACCAGCTCATCCTTTCAGGCCATGGGCAGGCGTTCGCGGAGGGCCAGGCAATCCGCAACCAGCCCATCAACGAAATCACGGCGCTGCTTTCCGGATCGCAGGTCAGTTCGCCACAGGCCGCGGGCTATACCGGCAGCACCATTCCGACAACCGACAACGCTGGGCTGATCAATCAGAACTATCAGGACAGGATGGCCGCCTACAACCAGCAGCAGGCGCAGAGCGGAAGCTTGATCGGCGGCCTCTTCGGTCTCGGCAGCAAGCTCATCGGACTATCCGACGACGAGGCGAAAAAGGACAAGGAACGGCTCGCCGACATCACCCCGGAAATGGGGCTGTGGAAGTTCCACTACAAAGGCGAGGCGAAGGGCGCTCCGATGCGGCTTGGCCTCATGGCCAGCGAAGTCGAGAGGGTGCGACCCGATGCTGTTTCGCGCCGGCCTGACGGTTATCGCCAGGTCGATTACGGCAAAGCTCTGTCGTTGGGGGCCTGAGGCATGGCGCTGTCATTCATCTTCGATGCCGAGAAAGGCGAGACGCCTGCGTCCGTCGCCAAGAAGCGGGCAATTGTCCAGGCGCTGATGTCTTCCCAGCGCGCGCCGCAGAACATCGGCGAGGGCTTGAACGCGCTTGGGGATGGCATCGTTCAGAATGTTCTCAACAGGCGCGCCGATGCGGCAGAGATCGCAGGACAAGCCCACGCGACCGACGCGTTTGGCGGCATGATCAATGCGGGCACCTTCCCGGCGGCTCCGGGCTCTCCAGTTGCGGCCTCCGCGAGCGGCGCGGCCGACTACGGCGGCGACCAACTCGCATGGCAGGACGCAAAGCCCTACCAGAAGGCGCTGCTCAACACGATTTCCGGCCCAGAAAGCGGCGGTCGCTACAACGTCATCTATGGCGGCGCAAAGTTCGATGATTTCTCCCACCATCCGAACCAGGCGGTGCGCATCCAAACCGGGCCGAATGCTGGCCGCACCTCGTCGGCCGCCGGCAAGTATCAGTTTCTGGGTTCCACATGGGACGATGAGGCCAAGGAACTCGGCTTGCCCGACTTCTCGCCAGTCAACCAGGACAAGGCAGCATGGAACCTCGCCGCCAAGACCTACAAGGCCAAGACGGGCCAAGTGCTCGATGACGTTCTACAATCCAGCGATCCGGACGCTATCGCCAACGTCGGCCAGGTCTTGAGCGGGACGTGGACGAGCCTTCCCGGTGGCATCGAGCAGGGCACAAATACGAACAGGTTCGTTGCGACCTACCAGAAGGCGCTTGGCGCCGGCGCTACGCCCGCACAGGCAACGCAGGCGGCCCAGCAGGAGCAGTCACAAGACCCAGTTCAAGTTGCCTCGCTCGGTCCCTCCGCTGGTATGACACCGGCCCCGAGCCTCGCCACCATGTCGCCCGGCACCACGGCTCCTGCGTATGATCCCAGCGGCCTTCCTCCGCTCGATCCTAACGACCCGATGGCACCCGCAACGCGTCCGACTTATCCCGGCGCTCCGCAAGGATCTGGAAAAGCTGGTGAAGTTCGCCGCGGCGCCGACGGCAAGACCTATCAGTTTGTCGAGACAACTGGCATGGCCGGCGCGACCGGTGATCAGGGCTGGATTCCAGTCAATGCCAATTCGCCGTTGCCCAATCCCGGCCCCGGTGAGCCTGACGCGACCACGCCGGCCGGCCAGCGCGTGCTGTCGACAATGATGAGCCCGGAACCGCTGAGCGGTCGCGGTGGCGTCGTGCAGGCCCTCAGCGCGGCTCAGCAGCCCGCACCAGCAGCGGCAGCCCCGTCGCCGGTCGTTGCGGCACTCGCGGGCGCTCAGCAGCCTCAGCAGGCCGCAGCAGCCTCTCCCGGCGTCCAGAAGGTCGCTCAGGCGATGTCTCCGCAGGAAGACCTGTCCAGCATCCCGGTAGAGGCTGGCGGCACTGGCGGCGCTATCCAGCCCGGTCAGGGCGGTCCGTCTATTCAGCAGATCATGCAGGTTGCCGCTGACCCGTGGGCATCGCCCGAGCAAAAGGCGATGGCCAATATGACGCTCCAGCAGAAAATGCAGGAGGCCGATCCTTTGCGGCAGCTGCAAATTCAGGCTGCGCGCAAATCTCTGGCCGTTCCGCCGAAGCAGTGGCAGAAGCTGGACGACGACACCCTGTTCGATGCGGCCAGCGGCGAGACGAAAAGCATTTCAGGCGGCGGCCCGACGAAGTTCGAAGGCAACGGCCTCGACGCCCAGGCTTGGAACATCCTGTCGACCGCCGATCCCGCTTCGCGAGAATATGCGACTGCCTACGCCATCATTTCGCAGCCAAAGACGCAGATGGTGCAGACGCCTGATGGCATGGTGCCTATTCAGGTGCCGCCCAACCTTCCGGCATGGCTACAGGCTCCCGGTGGTGGTGCCGTGCCTGCCGCACCAGCCGCGCCAGGAGTGACTTCGCCCGCTCAGGTAGCGCCTCCTGCTGCTGGGGCACCGGCTCCCGCCGTCGCTGCGCCGCCTTCGGCCGCTCCTTCTGCAGGAGCCGTCATCCCCGGCACAATGAAGCCGACAGAAACACAGCGGAACCGGGTTTCCTCCGTCAACCAGGCGTTCGATGCCATCACCGGCGAACTCGACCGCTATTCGGAGCTGGTCGCCAAGACCGGCATCGAGGCAATGCCCGGCGCGTCCAAGGACAATCTGAACACCGTCCGCCAGGGCATCATGTTGCAGATGAAGGAACTCTTCAATCTAGGCGTTCTCAACGGGCCTGATCTCCAGTTGATGGAAAACATGATCTACGACCCGGTTGTCGACGTGACCAAGGACGGCGGGGCATGGAACCTTCCGAGCCAGGTCTACACCGCAGCTACTGGCGGGGCGGGTGACAGGGCGGCCAACAGCGTCAAAGAGCTGAAGCGCATGCTGGAAGGCATCAAGGCCTCGGTTGACAGGACGACGGCCGAGCCGAACGCTCCGGCACCATCGCCAAATCCGGATGGCTGGAAAGATGTCGGCAACGGCGTGCGGATCAGGGTGAAACCATAATGGCGACGTTCGAAATTCAAGGCGCGGACGGCAAGACCTACGAAGTCGATGCGCCCGACGAAAAGACCGCGCTGAGCGCCCTCGGACAGGCGGGCGCATCCTCGGGTCCGGATGCCCGCGCTCAAGCGGGCATTGGGCTCGCTCAACAGATGCATGCGCTGTCACCCGAGCAAAAGCGCGCGATTGCCGGGGTCGATCAAGAGACGTTGCAGCCGAACCGCGTTCCTGCCTTCGCACCACCTGGCTACAATGCACTCACCGACAGGATCGAGGGCGACGATGCTCTGAGCAAAATGCGCACCACCTCGGGCGGGATTCTGGAGGGCATCCCGATCTTGGGCCCAATGATCCGGGGCGGCGTCGATCGTGCAGCTGCTGCGACAATCGCAGGAGCGTCTGACGAGACCTATGACCAAGTTCTGAAGCGCATCCAAGCGGGCACCGTCGCTGAAAAGTCGATGAACCCGAACCTCGACAAGGCGTCACAAGTCACGGGCGCTGTCGCGGGCACTATCCCGGCGATGGCGGCAGCGCCTGGGGCCTTCGGTATTGGCGTGACGTCGGCGCCGTTGCGCTTCGGCGCCAGTGCCTTGACCGGCGGACTTATCAACGGAACCGATGCGGCAGTCCGTTCTGGTGGAGATCCTACGGCAACAGGCATTGGCGCGGTTACTGGAGCCGGCCTCGGTGTGCTCGCCCCGGCTATCGGCCCTCTCGTCGGCCGAGGCGTCAAGTATGTTGCCGATGGCTGGAACCTCGGCGGTGCAGCCAAGGAACTTGGCATCGACAAGGTTGCCGCGGCGATGCTGTCAAGGGCGGCAGGGCGCGACGCGCTCGATGCCGGCGCGCTGGGTCAGATGGACAAGCTCGGCCCCGGCGGAATGATCATGGATTTGGGCGAAAATCTTCGTTCGCAGGCCGGCGGCTTGGCAGCGTTGCCCGGAAAAGGCAAAGCCATTGTTCGCGGGGCCGTCGACGCGCGCAATGCCGGTGCAAACCAGCGCATCACCAGCACGATCGACCAGGAACTTGGCCCAGCCCCTATCCCATCGCGCATCAATGCCGGCATCGACGTGAACCAGGCCAACCTGTCACCGGAATATCGGGCGGCCTTTGCCAACGCTTCGCCGGTCAATACGCGACCCATCGCCACCTATCTTGATCGGGAAATCCAGACCCTTCGCGGCGAGGCGCAGCGTGGTCTACAGCGTGTCCGCACGATGCTGAACCGCACCGCCACCCAGGAACTGGAAAGCAATCCCGTAACGTTGCTTGAAACCCGCAAGGCTATTGATGGCATGCTGGAAACGACGGTGGAAACGAACGCCCGCAACGCGCTTCAGACGGCCAGACAGGCTGTTGATGACGAGTTGCGCGCTTCCGTGCCCGGCATCAAAGAAGTCGACAGCAAATTTGCCGAGCTGGCCCGCCAGCGGGAGGCGGTCGGACGCGGTCAACAGGTGCTGTCCAGCGGCCGGGAAGCGCCGAGGCCCGCCGAGCTCGCCCAAGAAGTGCAGGAAGGTGCGTTGCCGCAAGGCATGCAGATCGGCCCGTCTGCTGTCCCTATGCGGCTGCGCGAGGGCGCGCGTGCCGAGATTGAGCGCATCGTGGGGACAAACGCAAATGACCGCGTTGCCCTTCAGCGCCTCATCAAGGGCGAAGGCGATTGGAACCGCAGTCGTCTTGCAACGCTTTTCGGCAAGGACCGAGCCGACCGCATCATCGGTCTTCTCGATCGCGAGAAGCATTTCGCAGACACAACTGATATTGTGACGCGGAATTCTCTCACCGCAGCCCGCCAGGCTTCACAGCAGGAACTCACCGGCTCCGGCGCCGAGGCCTTTGGTGTCCCTCAGGCTTTCATGGCAGGCGGGGTAGCGGGGGCGGCCCGGGCCACGGCCATGAAAGGCGTTGACGCGGTCGTTGAAGCACTCAGCGGCATCAAGAACGAAGCCACGCGCAGCGCTATGGCCAAGATCCTCACCAGTAACGATCCGGAAGTGCTTGAAACGCTTCTTCGTGCCGGCCGTGGCTCGCGTGTAAATGCGTCAGAGGTCGATAAAGTCTCTCGCGCGCTGCTCCTCTCGCAAGGTCAGCGTTCGGCGTTCCCACAGCAATAGCGCAACGAAAACCGCTGTCGTTCCCATAACGCCAACGGCAAGACCGATGACGAATTGGGGCTCGAGGCTTCGGAGAAACCCTCCAAGCACGTCGTGCAGCACGACCATGATGCCAATCGTGATCACAGCAGCGATGACCTGAAGAATTCTGACGCGCATGCGCGCGGAACATAAACCAATCCCCCAAAATTAAAAGGTGCTGCCAATGCCTATGAATGGAGCCGGCGTCACGTCGTGGCCGCCGAACACAACGGCGATTCCGAACACGACGATCGAGAGCGGGAAATACAACGCCTTCTTGGCCGATCTCTTGTCGATCATGAACACGCCGCGCCCGATCACGATGGGCGGCACGGGGGCGAGTTCGGCGGTCGGTGGCAATGATGCTCTGCACACGACCAGCAGTGTCATCGCATCAGCTGCGACGACTGATCTGGCCGCGGCAACCGGTGTCTCCGTCACGGTGTCGGGCGCGGCGGTGATCACCGCTTTGGGCGTGCTGCCCAGCGGCGTCTTGCGTTTCCTGACCTTCTCCGGAGCGGCGACGCTTACCCATAATGCCGCCACGCTCATCCTGCCGGGGGCCGCCAACATCGTTGCCGCAGCCGGTGATACCGCCGTGGCGCAGTCCCTGGGTGGTGGCAACTGGCGTTTTCGATCCTACATCCGCGCGTCTGGCCAACCAGTCGCAGTAATCTCTGATGCCAACCTCCCCGCGCGCCTTGGTGTGGTGGCTAAGACGATCACCGACTGGAACACTGCGCTCGACAACGGCTGGTATATGGGCAGTGGGGCGGCCAACGCCCCTGCGGCAAACACCGGGTGGAATATCGGCACGGTCGAGGCACACGGGGCGGCCGGCTACCGAACCCAAACGGTTTACGATTTTGTGAATGCCACGGCGGCCAACACCACCATCTGGCGCCGTTACCAGAACGGCGGCGTGTGGGGTGCTTGGTTTAAAATCCAGTGGTCTCAGGCCGAGCAAGACGCCCGCTACGTTCAGTCGAGCACGGCGCTTCTGCAGAAAGCCTACGAGAGCGCCCAGCAGACCATCACGGCCGGCGGCACATTGACGCTGGCGCATGGGCTAGGGGTGAAGCCGAAGCTCTACATCGCCGTCATCCAGTGCACGACTGCGGACTTGGCGTATTCGATCGGCGATGAAGTCGCCATCAATCCTATGCTGAACACTACTGACGCTACCGTGCAGGCCATCAGCATGGTTCCGGATACAACCAATTTGAATGTTCGAATTGGCGCCAATTCCAGTTCACTTCGAATTATGGCCAAAAGCGGAGCAAGCCTTACCAACATAACGAACACAAGCTGGCGGCTGGTATTCAGGGCGTGGGCCTAGCTTGCTGAATAGGATCCGTCTAAACCTGCGAAATGCATGCTACTGTCGTGGTTCAAGGCGAAATACCCTGCAAAGGCTACGGTGGCACTCAGCGCCAAGTAGAATGGCTGGCCACCACGCTGGTCGGTCTGGGGCATCGGGTCACGCTGATTGCCGCCCATGGCTCTACACATCCCCTTTGTGAGGTTCGACACGCTGCATCTGCGCCCGAAAGCGTGGCGGCAATCCCGCCAGATACCGACATTGTGCATTTCAACGGCTGGTACGAGGCCGAGACCAGTCACCGAGCGCTCTNCAATCCCGCCAGATACCGACATTGTGCATTTCAACGGCTGGTACGAGGCCGAGACCAGTCACCGAGCGCTCTACACGCTGCACGGCTATGTGCCGAATACGCCAAGGGAAGGGCTGAACTGGAGTTTCGTTAGCGCCAGCCACGCCCGGCACCAGGGCCGGCAGACATTCGTCTACAACGGGTTCCCGGTGGATGCCTACCGGCTCACCGACAAGAAGACCGGTCGGCTGTTGTTTCTCGGCGGTATCGCAAGAGCGGGAAAGGGTCTCGGTCGCGCCGTCGACCTCGCCAAGAGATTTGACTTCGATCTCGACGTTGCCGGCGGCTCTCGCTGGAAGTTGCTCGGGCGTAGCAAGACTCGGGGCGTGTTCCTCAAAAGCCTTTCGCGTCGTTTCAATTTCACGGGGACTGTCGACGGTGACGAAAAGCTGCGGCTGTTGGGCGAGGCAAAAGCCTTCCTCAACCCGATTTCTTGGGATGAGCCGTTCGGCATGGCGCCGGTCGAGGCAATGCTATGCGGAACTCCAGTACTGACTACTCGACGCGGAGCGCTACCTGAAACAGTTAACGCAGAGACCGGACGCTTTTTCGACAGTAACGATGAATTCGCGACCGGCCTGAACGAGATCAGCGGGATGTCCGCACTCCGCTGCCGCGAATCGGCTGCTGACCGATTCCCAATCGAAAAGACCACTAAAGCCTACCTGGCCCTCTACCAGCGCGTTCTTGACGGCGAAACGCTTCCGTAAAGTTTCCGGACGGGCGGCAATGCCCAAACCGGAGGTTTCCCATGACAAAATACTTCGTCAAAGCTCAAGGCGTGCGCCGCTAACCGGCGGAAGGCCTATGCTGCTAACGCTCTTCCCCCCGCCTGATCTCAAAATCATCATGGTGCGTCCAATAATAAACGGCAGCTGACATTGCCACGATGCCCAACGCAAAGCCGACCGCCAACCCCAAATAAAACATCTCTGCCTCACGGCGAAAACCATGCTTGGCGAAGGCATACACCAATCACAAATTCTGAGTAAAGGGATCGGCAGATATGACCAAATTCTTCGTCGACGCGGATGGCGTCTATCTCGGCGGCTTTGACGGTGAAAACGTCGATCTGCCTCAAAATGGCGTTGAGGTCTTGGAGGCCCCGGCAGATGCCCGCCAACTCTGGGATGGCAAAGCGTGGAGCGCGCCGCCTGCTGAGCGTCGCATGGTGCCAAAATCGGTTGTGCAGGCTCGGATTATTGAGGCTGGCAAGATGTCGCAGGCCTATGCCGCCCTGGCGGGCAACCCAATCTATTTTGCCCGCTGGTTCGCGCCGGATCGGCCGGAAGTTTACAGCGACGATCCTGACGCAGTCGGGCTAGTCCGTGCTCTTGGGCTTGATCCTGCAGTCATCCTCGCGCCTTGAGTTTTTGGCGAATGATATCTACCGGCGTCCGCCACACTCGATATCGGCCAGCTTCGACGATTTGCCGTGCAACGGGCTCGGCAGCGTATGCATCGAAGAAGCGATGTACACGAGGTTCTGCGAACGCCTTCTTCCCTCGCGTATTATAGTCCCTGATCTTGAGCTTATGCGGGCTGATCGTCCGCCCCCCCAAGGACAAGGCTATGCCGATGCAGAACTGCTCCGCAGCGTCAATTTTCGATATCTGATGGACAGCAAGCATCGGTGGATACGCGTCCATCAGAGCGGGAAGATTGTCTCGATGCACTCCGAGAATGCCACTTTGCCACATAGGTTCGCGGCCCGTGATAACATGTTCGCCGATCCGAAGGCCTTCCCCTTCCAGCACAGGCGTCCATTTGTGGGGTTTCTCTAGGCGTCGCATCACTGAATGCTTAGGCGAAATGCTTTCGAAGCCAAGGGATAGAAATCCTGCTGGGTAGTGGTCTGAGTCCATGAAGATGAGGCGGTCGGTCATCCTCAGTAGTTTGATCAGCGCCCGGGCCTTGATGCCAAAATGATATTGACCGCTGAAGGACCAAGCCTCTTTCTGCATGTCAGTCAGAAGCAACGTCTCCATGGGATAGTCGACAAACAATTCGGGCCTGTCCGTCGCAATAATGATCTTTGCTTCTGGACAATGATACAAAAGCTTGAGGGCGCTCAGCAACGCGCCGCGATGGTACAATTCGTTTCCGCCATACGCGATGTAACCGAAAACGTCCTTCATCACCACTCACCTCGGTGCAACCGTACGCCACCTCTTGTGAAACTGCGTCGCCTCACGCGCCTACGGCGCAGATTACTAGAGCTTCGGGGTCGACACTGACTTTATTCGAGTAGCGTGCTTTGCAATGAAAACCTCGATCGGACCGCTGAGAGTAGCTGCCTCGCTCTTGATCTTATCCTCGTCCCATAACCACCACTGTATTTCCAGCAATTGCGCAACGGTATCAGCAGGGAACCGACTGCGGATAACTTGTGCACGATTGCCGGCCACTATCGCATAGGGCTCGACAGACTTGGTGACGACGGAGCCGGCACCCACAACAGCGCCGTCGCCGACTGTCACGCCTGGCAATATGATGGCACCGTGGCCAATCCAAACATCGTTGCCGATCGTGATGCCCCCAGGCTTCCCAGCGTTGGGTAAAGGCTCAGGCTGCTTCAGGACGCGGCTATAGATCGGGAATGAAGTGGCACTCTTCGTCTGGTGTTGGCCGGTGCACATGAACAGCACTTGGCCAGCAACAGAGCAGAAGCTACCCACATTTAGGGGCGCTTCATTAGTCGGGAAAAGCACCTTCCGCCAAGTGACGCCGTAGGTGTGGCGGCCGACGGACACATTATCGGGCAGTTTCGCGCGCGCGTCTTTGAACCACTTAGAAAATACTGACATTTAGACATCCCGCCCTGACCGCTAAAGAGCGGTTACCTTCTTTCAAATGCAACCTCAAGAGGCTTACACATGGACCGCAATTTCGTGCGGGCGCTCGCGCTCGTTCTCAAATCGGAAGGGCTCTGGTCGGACAATCCGGCCGATCCGGGCGGCGCCACCATGAAGGGCGTTACCATTGCCAATTTCCGCCGCTATGTGAAGGCGGATGCGACGAAGGACGATCTGCGCCATATCACCGATGCGCAGATCGCCACTGTTTATCGCCGCTTTTATTGGGATGCGGTCGCTGGCGCCGAACTACCCGATGGTGTCGATTATGCCACCTTTGACTTCGCGGTCAACAGCGGCCCGAGCCGAGCTGCGAAGTATCTGGAAGCCGTGGTCGGTGTGGCGCAGGACGGACGCATAGGCCCTGCCACCATGGCCGCGCTAGGCAAGAAGTCACCCGGCGCGGTCATCGACGCTCTCTGCGACAATCGGCTGACCTTCCTGAAGGGGCTCAAGACATGGCCCACCTTCGGCAAGGGCTGGGCCTCTCGCGTCGAGAGCGTGCGCCGGGCGTCCCTGTCGATGACGATACAGCCGGCGCCCGCGAAGCCCATCCCGGCTCCACAGCCACCCGTAGCGCCTCCTGCCGCTCCTGATCCGGCCTATGTCGAGCGCAATCCGTTTTGGGCGGGCCTGTTCGCTATCCTCAAAGCCATCTTCGGAAGGAAATGACCATGAAGTGGTTCAACACCAACAGCTTCCACAACCTCCTGAACGTGCTGATCACCGTCGTTTGCGGTGGCGCGCTCGTCGGCTTCGACTGGACCATGTTCGGCCTCACCGATCGCACGGCATTGCAGATCAGCGGCGCGCTGGCTTTGCTCAAGCTGGTGATCAACGCCGTGCGCGATGGCCCGACCGGCATGGTTGCGCCTCCACCGCCGGCCGAGGAGAAGTGAGATGGCCGAACTCATCATCGCCGGCCTCGAAGGATTCTTTCTCAATCCCACCGTCATGGCCATTGGTGCCGGCGTTGTCCTTGCCATCGGTGCTTGGATCAAGGGCAGGCTTTCCGGAGCCAAGGCAGAGCAGGCCAAGCATGACGCCGAGCGGCTGGCGGCCCGCACCGAATCCGACAAGATCGACCAGGCCGTCGCCGGCATGAGTGACGCCGAAGTGCTGAAAGGACAGGCCAGATGGTCACGCCCAAAGTCCTAGCGCTTGTCGCCTTCATGGCGCTCGGCGCCTGTCAGCACGCGGGCGGTTCATTCTGCGATATCGAGGAGCCGAACCGCAACCCGGTCGAGGACATGACCGTTGTTGAGGCAAGAGACGCGCTCGCCCACAATCTCAAGGGCGAAAAGCTCTGCGGCTGGGAAGCCTGACATGGCAACATCGGCGACGAAGAGCCTAGAGATGATGGTAGGCGGCCTCGTCGCCGCTATGGAGGGCGTCCAGCGGGACGTAACCGAGATCCGGCGCGATATCAAAGACAGCGATGCCAGGGCCGCGCTCTCTTATGAGCAGTCTGAACAGCGCGCCGCTGCCAGCCGATCGAAGATGTACGCCAAGACCGACGAACTGGTGGAGCGTCTTTCCGAGACCGAAGGCGCAGTGAAATCCCTCAGCGAAGACATGACCGAGGTCAAGGCCGTGACAGCGGAAGTCACACGGTGGAAGCTGATGGGGCTCGGGGCGCTTGGCGTGACCGGCATGGCAGCAGCAGCGCTGGCGTCGCTGGTCACCGCCTACTGGTCAGATATTTGGCGGGTGATGCGTGGCGGCTAACGCCGATTAATATACGGAACTGTGCACGGGTATGTGGGTCCGAGACAGGCTGGTGCTTAAAATTGTTTGGAACAAGAGCCGCATCTGCGGGTTTATGTCGTGCAGCGGCTTTCTCAGGAATATGGCCGCTCTATTCAAGGTGCAGAACCCGCCGCCATGGTCCCCCTCAGCGGCGGGTTTCTCTATTCCAATAAGGGCGCTACCCAGCCAAGATCAGAGTAAGCTGCTATCGAGCGAATCCAACTTTGAGCGAATGCTGCTGATTGCATCCACGATAGCGTCTGCCGTTGTTCGGTCGAGGGCAATATCCAGGCGACCTTCAGTTGTCCGGATTGAAAGAACGCCGAGAACGCCGTCTTTGGCCCGAACCGTGGCAATGCGAATTTCGGTCGGCACAAAGGGCGCCTTTTCCATACGCTTCATGGGTTGCTCGCTTCAGGTTCTCTGGCGTGACCGTCGCGCAACCACGCTACGATTTCAAGCGCAGCGCTTGGCTACCCAGCCGTAGGGAATGTTACACCTTAGCCTTCCGCCACCCCGCCCACCAAGCTTGCCATTGGGAGCAAAACCAGCGCTCGCCCTTGGCTGGGTTGACGACTGTGGTGTTGTAATAGCGCTGACCTGGCATGTGATAGATGCGCTCGCCTGTCTCGACGCTGATATTACCCTTGATGTTGCAGCCAGCCGGCGCTCGGGACGCTGGGGAGTCGCCCTGCCGATGCACGGTCGGCAGAGGATGCAGTTCGGCTTGTGGCATGAAATAGCTGGCTCCGGCAACGCCACAAAGCAAAACCGGGATTAGCGCCCGCTGATCTAACAGCGAACGCCGACGCCGCCTTACAGGCTTCTGCCTTTGGAGGCCCATAACCCTCTCTCCAACGAGAGAATGCGTCGAACACTTTGGGGAGTCCAGAGCGCTGTCAAGTTGCGCCGCCCTATAGGCTCGCACTCTAGCCATTCGTTAATAATTCCTGAATTTTCGAAGATTTAACTACAGCCTGCAACTCTGTTGTCGGGGACAGAAGCTATGAACAAGCTATTCTTCGGTGACAACCTTGACGTTCTGCGAAGGCAGGTCAAAGACGAGAGCGTTGATCTTGTCTATCTAGACCCTCCTTTCAATTCGAATGCCAACTACAATGTCCTATTCAAAGAGGGCGCCGGCATACCATCCGAGGCGCAAGCAGAGGCGTTTCGCGATACCTGGTCGTGGGGAGAATCTGCGGCCATAGCATTTGATGATGTCATGCGCGAAGGGGATGACTTGGCGCTTGTCCTTCGGGCCTTCCGCGCTTGGCTTGGCGACAATTCGATGATGGCCTACCTCGCTATGATGGCCGTCCGTTTGATTGAATTACACCGCGCACTGAAACCGACTGGGTCGCTCTATCTTCACTGTGACTCAACGGCCAGTCACTACCTAAAAATGCTGTTAGACACCATTTTCGGGCCAAGGAATTATCGGAACGAAATCATCTGGAAGCGGACCACGGCCCATAGCGATACAAAATCTGGCTTTAGCCGCGTTACGGATACGATCTTCTTTTATGCAAAATCGGACAAAGCGACATGGAATACCCAATACGGCGAGCACTCGGAATCTTACAAAGCGAGCCACTATCGCCACGTTGACGCACAACGGAGGCATTACCGTCATGACAACATTATTCGATCCCAGAGTATGGGGCCGAGACCTAACTTGGTATACGAATACAACGGATTTACGCCGCCCCACGGTTGGAGGGTCGTTCGTGAGAAACTTGCCGAAATAGACCGGGCGAATCGTATTTACTGGTCTCGCAATGGTGTGCCGTATCTCATTCGCTACCTAGATGAGCAGAAGGGCGAGATTGTCGACAATCTCTGGACTGATATCTTCCCGGTGAATTCACAGGCGCGTGAAAGGCTCGGATATCCAACCCAAAAGCCTCTCGCTCTGCTTGAACGAATTTTGAATGCCTCATCGAATCCCGGCGACATCGTGCTCGACCCATTTTGCGGCTGCGGCACAAGCGTTGAAGCGGCAGAGCGACTCAATCGGAAGTGGATCGGAATTGACGTGACCCACTATGCCATAACGTTGATCGAACGCCGCTTAAGAAAAATAGAGAACGTCCAAAAATTCGAAGTAAGCGGAAGGCCGACCGATCTTGCTGGCGCACGTGATCTCGCGCGGCGCGACAAACACCAATTTCAATGGTGGGCTTCTTGGCTACTTGGTGCGCAGACCTATGAATCAAAGAAGGGAGCCGATAGGGGCATTGATGGAAACATCTATTTTGCAAACGGCCCGTACGGATTTGGGCGAATAATTGTCTCTGTGAAGGGCGGAGAACACCTCGGGCCAGCCATGGTTCGGGAATTGAGCGGCGTTGTCCAAAGGGAAGAGGACGCCAATATGGGCATTCTGGTCACTCTTGCAGAGCCAACTAAGGCAATGCTTTCAGATGCTGCCGGCGCAGGGTTTGTGGAACGGTCTGCGCACGGCAGACTGCCCCGCGTACAGATCGTGACCGTCGGTGATTTGCTGGATGGGCGCTACCCGGCAATGCCCCCGTTGCCGCCGCCAGCCGTAACAAAAATCCGGACAAGGGCTGCGCGAGACCGTGACCAACTTGAACTTCTCTTGCCCTTTGATGTTGACGGGCTAAAGATTCCGAGTGGCGCAATTCTCGACCCGAGGTACCTGGCCCTCAATAGTGAAACGTCCAGGCGTTCTTCTTAGGCTTGGCGCGCAACACTCGTCGGAGGCTTACTCTGACCTGCCAGATTATGGGCTTACCCAGTCTTCCGTTGACGCCAGCAGGTGATTGGCCATTTCAGGGGTGACAGCTACATAATACCGGATCGATCTATCGCGTCGGAAAGTTAATGACTTGTCCTAGCGCATCTCCGCGGGCATTGATCTCTCGGGTCAGGTGTACCAGCATCACCATTTCGGCGCTGCCTGCTGCGATGTCGGTTGGCAGAGCATCCATCAAACTTCGCAATTTTTCTTTATCCCAACGTGGAGAGCAACTGTTTAAATGCCTTTACGGTCGCCCTGAGCTCCGCAATCAATGCATCTGCCATTTGTCTGATTAACCCCGAACCCTTCGCCGATTAACCAGGTGAAACAAAACTAGTTTCGATTCCCAAGTGTGGCTAACTGACGCAGCCGGTACAGCAGAGTTTATGCAACCATTTAGAGCTTGGTCGCGCCGCCTGTAGCGCCATATCCGCGCTGGCGGTCGTCGAGCTTACCAACAGCACTGATGCAAAGAGCATGATCGGAGGATAACTACGGGATTATCGGGCACAGCCTGGTGACGGTTATGGTGGACCGGACGGACCGGATGCAAAGTACCGGTCGTCTTGGTGGGGGGCCAGCAGGAGCCACCAAATGTACCTAGGAGATATTGTCGGACGCCAAGCGCGAGGTGAGAAGATGAGCCATATGCTCCGTCAACGCGGAGAGAATTGGCTTGGTCGCAGGCTGTGGACGGCGCTGGAAGATGATATCTGCCATTCCGAGTATCCCAACTACACGGCGATGGCGAAGAAGCTTCCTCACCGCACGCATTGCGCACTCAAAAACCATTGCCTGCAGTTGGGCATCTGCAAGCCGCGTCCGCAGTGGTTGGCAAACCAGGACACCCAATTCCGCAAAATGTATAAGGCTGGTTCCTCGATGGACGAGTTGCGCCGAGCGTTTCCGCACCTATCTAGGGTACAAATCTGGAACCGGGCTAGCCACTGCCGGCTTTATCGCCCTAAAAAAAAATACTCCCCAACGGGCATAGACCTGCTGGATCACCTGCGTTCCGAGTGTGCTCGTCGACATGTCACGATGGCTGACCTCGACCATTTCAGTAAAGCCAAGCGCTATTTTACGCAACGATTGTGGAGAGGAGAACGGGGTTTCGTCGACTTCAATTACATCGTGCGCGGTATCCATGAACTCGGCGGCACGCTCTCCGTTCAGTGGGGGATCGACCATTGAGCGCGTTCTTCCGACGCCGAGTGGAGGCGACAATCGAACATATGCTCGGCCTGCTGGACGAGATGGACGGCGACCCGGATCTGGAGCCGGAGCCCGTCGAAGAGCAGCATGACCGCGAAGCCGCCAGCTTCACCTACGTCTTGGCTGACAGAGCGAGGCGCCGACGAGTTGCGCACTAGTCGGCGGGAGTTGTCCACAGGTCGCCGAGATAGATAAAATTGTGGCGGTTTGTTTAAGGTCTCGATCATCGGCCAGGCGCATCGTTCGACCGGGTCCAATCCCAGCCTTCGGCCTTCGGACCCCCACTATAGCCCGCTGCCCTCCGGCTGCGGGCTTTTTTATGCCGGTCGGCCCACTGGCACAGAAACGGCACAGATATGTTTCAATGTTTTCGCTCTGTTCTCGCTCTGTTGGCGTATATTAGCTAATGAAAACAGAGAAAGCACTGCATTGACATTGCAGGGGTCACAGGTTCAATCCCTGTCACGCCCACCATCCTTTCAATAACTTAGCCAAGCCCGTTTTTGGCGCACCCCTTCGACGACTTAGCCGGTAAGGCGGCCACCGCTTGTGGCAGCCGCCTCGTGTTTGTGGACATTCTAATGCATGGCGCTCAAAAGTGGTCCCGGTTTGAGACAACGACATGCATAAAAACAAAGACCTATAGCGCGTCGCCTGAGTCCGTTCAAACGCGACGCGCTTTAGACGTGGTGCGGGCTTAGCGTCCTTGAAGGCGCAGGCTCGATGCCGTCCTCCATAAGAATATCCTTCTTGCGAGCGAACGCGACGAAGACGCCTCGTGCTGTCTCGGGTTCCACATCACCAATCAGAGCGGCTTTGCAAGCGCGAATAGCAGCTCTCTGCTCCGGGCTGTTGCCACACCATTCGGCTGCGAATTGATAGGCATCCGCGACCGTGTTGAGTTGGCGGGGAAAGCCCAATCCCACCCACACCCGGACTGGCTTTGCAAAAGGTTTCGATAGCATCATGACCTCCTTTCCTAATGCATGTCACCCAGAAGTATGCCGCGGTTCTGGGACAACGACATGCATCAAAACAAAGACTTAAAGCGTGTCGCATGAATCCGTTTCGCGACGCGCTTTAGGCAGTCACTCCTCCGCCTTCGCCACCTCTGCCCATCATCCACGGCATTGTCGTGGATACTTCCTCAAGGATTCTGGCTGCTTTCGCAAAACCGCTGAACGCGTCTCTGGCTGCGGAAAGCGGATAATCGCTATCGAAAGCTCGCTGGCAGGCCCGCAATGCCGTTTGGTGAATGGGGCCGCGCCTGTCCTTCGGCCATTCATAGAGGAACTCCAGAGCGTCCTCGAGACACGTGATTTCCTGAACAAGGTTGTCGCCGCTTTTCACGAAAACGGCGCTGTCAAACATCCGATCGTTCAT